ACAAAGAAACCGAGACACCAAGAATTGACCTCAGCTGTGAGGCTGTGACTATTGCTGGCATCTCGGTTCCTTTCGTGTCAGTAGCGTTCGGGAGCGACCGCTACCGATAGTGATTTATGGGAGGTTATTGAATTGTGCACCATTTGGCACCTTGGCGGCCAAAGCCCCATAGCCATAGTACAAAATGTCGATGGTTCCATCGCTGTTGATGTTTGTGCGTAGCGTAAAGCGTGGAGATTCGTACCATGTGTATGAATCTGGGTTCACAACGACCATTGAAGAATCGCCATCAGCTGTTGTTGTACCAGCGTTACCAAATGAGCGTGAAACATAAAGGTTCAAGCCCGGTGAAACTACACCGCGCAAAGAATCGCCTCGGACATTTCCTGCCTGATTGCTAGGTTGTGCAGCATTGTATAGCGGTGTGCCATTGTCGTTGTATCCCATGATGTTTCCCCATTGTGTAGGTGAAACAATTAATGAGCGAGCGAATCCAAGTGATGCGCCATAAACATTTGCGGCTGCCTTTGATGTGTATCCAAGGAATCCGGTTGCTGAGTTCGCTGCCTGTGCTGTCACGCTAGTGACTGCCGCTTGCATTGCTGCAAGTGCATACTCATCTGTTTCCTTTGCATAAGCAAATTCAAGATTCTGGAGCAAAGCTGTTAGGTACTCCGGACGGCTGCGGTCGATCAATTCGACTGTTGAAATTGCGCGGCCTTTGAAAGGCTGAACAGATACAGAAAGAAATGTTGCTGAAAGTGATGTGTCTGTAATTGCGCCATTTTCGGCAATTGCATCAACGCTGGGCACAGCGGTTACACGAGGCAACTCGAAGGTCATGCCTTCGGCAACCAATGTTTCGCGGCTGATGCCATCGATGCAACCACGATCAGCATTTGCAAGTGCATTGATCACCTGTGTGCTTTGTGGTGTTGGAACCATGCCGGGTGCTGTTGATGTTGTGTTATCGGCAGCCTTTACATATTGGCGTGAATCCTCATCATGCAAAATTGTTGCCTTGAGGTAGTGCTCGAGGTATGAAACCTTGTTCACAATTGGTGAGCGTGGTGCTGTGTAGTAAGCCGGGCGTGATGCCTGTACTGGTGCGGCGACTTCTGGAGCTGCTACCGGTTCAACGGCAGGAGCGGTGACTTGTTCGGTAGTGTTTTCCACTTTGTCTCCTTCATTTGGGTTTGTTGTATCTGTAACTGTTTCAGTTTCAGAATCTTCTGATGCGGCAACTTCTTGCACGCGAGCTGATCGCACAGCTGGTTCAGTAACCAATGCAACGGCTGTGAGCTGCCCATTAAGCACCTTCATGGTGCCATCCTTTTGCATTTCGTAATTGTCTACGGCCAACTCAATGGAAAATCCATCGCGTAAGCCTTCCATAGCCTCTGTCAATGCATCCGTGCCGGCTGTTGTATTGGCGATTTTAAATGTAGCCGTCATTTCCTTGTCGTTCACACTCATGGCGATACTTTTTCCGATCCTGCGTGTATTGTCATGTTCAAGGTTTAAAAAAACATCTTGCGGTTGGATTGATCCACGAGCAAAAACAACTTTGCCGGTTGATGCATTTGCGTGCTCATTAAAAGCAACGATGCGACCGGTGATTGTGCGTGAATCCGAATCAGCTGCCGTGATTTGCATTGGTGTTGTTAGCTTCATGAGATCATGTCCTCCATTTGTCTAATTTCTTGCGTAGTAATTGCCCCGATATCAAATAAAATCTTGTAAATTTCTGCACGCTCTTTTTCTGATCCGCGCAAGTATGCCTTGAGATCAAATTCCACGCGCTGCGTTGAAGGCGTAAAATCTGGCATTGATAGCCTGCTGCTAATGCTGTTCATCAGCGGCAAAAGCGAAAAGTCCAACAAAGTTTGACGCGCCGTTTGGGCGTTTGCATAAGTCATGGATGATCCAGTCGGCGCATCAATAAAGTAGGCCGGAATTCCCACGGCTCGTGCTAATTCTGTTGCAATTATTTCGCGAGCCGCATTAAGGCCAATTTGTTCCGGTGAAAATCCGACTGTTGTCAATTCAACATCTGCATTAAGAAATGCGGTGCCGCGATTTCTACGAGCTGCGCCCCATGCATCCAAAAGTTTTGCAATGCGATCAGCTGGCAATGCTGTGCCGTTTGATTTCAAAACCATCGATGGCACCGGCTCTTTTGCGTACATTGCAGCTGCTCGCTCAAGCTCTGCACCAGCACGGATTGTGCGACCAGCGCGATTTAATAAACCTTCATCGTTGCCGTAAAACACGACAAGTGATCCGACACCAGTCATTGGCACACGCGATCCATCGACTGTGTAATATTCAATTTGAGTGCCGATTGAGTTTAAGAAAACGCCAACGCGATTGGGAGCCACGCGCCACATTTGGCGCACACGGCCTGTGTCTGCAAATAAATCGATGATTTGGAAATACGAAAATCCCGTGAATAATAAATCCTCACACGCCCAAACCCATGATGCGGCTCCTGGTACTCGTTTGTCCGGATCAGAAATCACAACAGGTTGATCAATAATTGCACCTGTATCTTTGTCGCGTGTGATCAAAGGAATTGTGGCGATTGAATTGCAAATCATGTTGCGTGCGCGAGCAATTGCTGGCACGGACATTGCTTCCTCGCGGCTGACAATGTAATCAGCTCCACCGAATGGGAAAAACGCATCCAGCGTTGGAGCTGGCCCAATTTGTGCAGCTACATCAGCACCGCGGTCAATTGCCACGGCTTCAATGGTGCGCTTTCGATCAAATAATCCCATGCACCCATTTTCTCAAAATGTCAAGCATCAACCCACTAAAATGTCGATTTCTGTTTCTGGGCGTGTCGCAAAGTGTGTACAAAGTGCAGCGGCCACAGCTGCCGCCACGGCCGTACCGCTCGCTCGCCTTCCAATTACCCATCCGCCATCGCCTCTACGCAATTGAACAGCTGAAAGAATCTGCTCGGTCAGCTTTGATTGATTTCGATGTTTCAAACGCCCGGAATTGATTGCACCCAGTAATTCATCACACGCTTGAGGATAATCCGCATCCATGTCATGAATCGGTATACCGGCCGGCTGCATACGCGATGCAACTGCTCCAGATGTGCGCCTTGAATACAGCAAATACTCGATTGGGTATTTTCGGCAATATGAGGCCGCATCATTGGCAATTGCCCGATCATCAAGCTGGATTGTGTTTTCCCATGTGTGCAACAGCTTTACGACAAACGATTCCGACCCGAGCTTTTGGGCTCCAACTAATGCCGCATTTTTTCGATCCGGTGAAATATCGATTGCCATCCATGTGAGCTTGTCCTCATCAAGATCGACAGTCTCATCGCCACACTCTTGCCACTCTTTTGCTCCAACAACGCTGGAAATTGTTTGAACCCATCTGTTCAATACCTCGGTCATAATCACATCTGGTGGATCATTGAAAACCGCTCGGATGTTGTCTGGGTGAATAGTGATGCCAAGACCCGGATTGGCAAATGCTGCATTTTCTAGCGTAATTTCATTAGTTGGTGCAGACCACTCAAAATAGCCCACATCATCGCTTGCCCCACTAGCTGCGGCCAATCCTCTTTCGCGCAATTGATTCAAAACGATTGAATGAGAGTCACCGGCCGAGCTAAAACAATTGACCTGTGGATTTTTGGCAGCCATCAAGGTGTACCGCATTGCTGCAAATGTTTCCATGTCGTGCAACTCTCGAATTTCATCCATGTGGATGCTTTCCGGCTTTGACAATCCACGGGCTGCCGATCCACCAGCTTTAATGATAAATCGATTGCCTTTGAGTGTTTGGATTTCCTCGGCACCATGTTGCCAGCGGATCCGTTTTACCTGATTGGCCAAATCTGCGTTTTCCTCGATGATCTGCACAATGGCTCGAAATTGCTCCAGCGATGTGACAAGCCGGTGAGCTGTGGAAACCTGCAACGATTCATCCCAATGGAAAAGCCCCATCATGATCCGCGCCATCATGTAAGTGCTCTTTCCATTTTGGCGTGCAACTGTGGCAACCGAAATTGGATGGAGGTATCTGCCATCGGGCTTGATTTTCAAACTGTGCTCGGCCAGCCACTTTTGCCACGGCATAAAACCGCCCGGGATGATCTGGTCAGCGAAATCAATCAATTCAAAGCCACGCGAAGGCAAATCATTAAGCGGTGAGTGGATTCGTGGAGCTGTTACCGGCAAAAAAACCGATTCCAGCCGATCTGAGACTATTTCAGCCGTTGGGGAATTAACTATGACCTGATCATCACTAATCATGACTTATCGACTCGTTTTGGGGTATAAACAGGCCAT